ATGGCCTTCGAGCAGGACGACCAGACCGATCTGGTCTGCCTGATCGGCGAGATCGGCGGCCCGCAAGAGGCGGATGCCGCCGGCTATATCCGCGACCACATGAAGAAGCCGGTGGTCGCCTATATCGCCGGGCTGACCGCGCCCAAGGGCCGCACCATGGGCCATGCCGGCGCGATCATCTCGGCCTTCGGCGAAAGCGCCAGCGAGAAGGTCGAGATCCTGGACGGCCAGCTGCGCCAGCATCGCCGGCATGTCGCGCCCGACCAGGCTGTGGCCCAGGTGATAGACCTGCAGCGGCTGCCGGGGCAGCATGCGTTCCGCCTGATAGAGCGCCTGCACATCGGCGCCGGCATCCTGCGCGGCGCCGGCCTTTTGCACATGGCGCCAGTAGACCAGCGCCGCGACCGCGGCGACCACCAACAGGGCAAGCAGGTAACGCATAATCATCCTCGTTCAAACCACACGCCCAGAGATAGCAAAAAGGCCGCCGGCCCGAAAGGCGGCGGCCGTCTTCTGTCATGGGATGAGGCTTACGCCTCGACCGCGTGATTCTTGCGGTTCCAGCGGATCGAGGACCAGAACGAGATGCCGATCAGCGTCGCGCCACCCAGGCCGGTGATGACCTCGGGAATATGCATCAGCGGCTGCACGAACATGATCACCGACAGCGCGATGATGGCATAGAAGGCGCCATGTTCCAGGAACCGGTATTCGGCCAGCGTGCCGCGCTCGACCAGCATGATGGTCATCGAACGCACATACATGGCGCCGATGCCCAGGCCGATGGCGATGACGAACAGGTTGTGGGTCAGCGCGAAGGCGCCGATCACGCCGTCGAAGCTGAACGAGGCGTCCAGCACTTCGAGATAGAGGAAGGCACCGATGCCGCCCTTGGCCCCGGCCTGCAGCGTCTGCTGCGAGCTGTCGAGCAATCCGCCCAGCACCTCGACCAGCAGGAAGGTCAACAGGCCCCAGATCGCCGAGCTGAAGAAGACCTGCGATTCCGCCCCTTCCAGGAAGCGCGAGAAGATCAGCACCGTGACCAGCACCACCGCCACCTCGATGCCGCGGATGGTGGCATAGCGCTGCATGCGGTCTTCCAGCCACTTGACCCAGTGCACGTCCTTTTCGTGGTCGAAGAAGAAGCTCAGCCCCACCATCATCAGGAAGGTGCCGCCGAAGGCCGCGATCGGCAGATGCGCCTCGTGCATAATGCGCGAATATTCGTCGGGCTGGGTCGCTGCCAGCACCATCGCCTGCCACGGGCCGATATTGGCGGCGATGACCACGATCAGCAGCGGGAAGACGATCCGCATGCCGAAGACGGCGATGATGATGCCCCAGGTCAGGAAGCGCCGCTGCCACTTGGGCGTCATGTCCTTGAGCTTGTTGGCGTTCACGATGGCGTTGTCGAAGCTCAGCGAGATCTCCAGCACCGCCAGCACGGCGCAGATGAAGAAGACCGAGAGCGTGCCGCCCAGGGTGCCGGTCGTCTGCCAGCCCAGCAGGCCGCCCAGGGCAAGACCAAGCACGGTGACGATGAAGGCCCAGGTGAAATAGTGCAGGGTCGAACGCCGGGCGCCATCGCCGAGACCACCTCCGGAAAGGGGACTGTTTCCTTGCGTCATGTGAATAATTGTTCCAGGCGGCTGGCCAAGTATCGATGCCGACATCACGAACGCGCCGCCACGTTCGCCAGAGGGGCCCGGCCATCAAACCGTGTTCACGATCCCCGTGAACGCCGGAAAGATGAAGAATGTCGCAGGAAATTGCAAGGGATTCGTGAAAGCCCGGCGTCTGGCCGCTTGTTCACGGGACCGCGATCCGCTAGTCAGGCGGCGCGCTGCCGTCCGGTCGGGGCCGCGGCCGGCGCATCCCTGAGCAGAGAACGGACATGCGCTCGAGCCAAGACCCGCAACAGTCGCTGCCCTTGCCCTGCCCCGCACCTGCCCGCCCGCGCATCGCCGCCCTGGTCGTGACCCATAACCGGCTGGACAAACTGCGGGTGACTGTCGGCCGGCTGCTGGCCGAGGATATCGACCATGTGGTGGTGTTCGACAATGCCTCGGGCGACGGCACCCGCGAATATCTGGACATGATTGACGATCCCCGGCTGCTGGCGCTGCGCAGCCTGGAAAACCTGGGCGGAGCCGGCGGCTTCGCGCAGGGGATGCGGCACCTGGTGCAGGCGCTGGACCCGGACTGGCTCGTGGTCATGGACGATGACGGCCGGCCCTTTCCCGGCACCATCGCGCAGTTCCGCGCGCTGGACCTGACCGGCTGACCATCCGCATCAAGGACGGCTTGGGCGGCTTCCGCGATCTGCGCATCGGTCAGGGTCGCGCCTGCCTCGGCGGCACGTTTCCGCACGGCCTCTTTCTCGCGTTCCAGTTTCACGCCCTCGCTGGTCAGGGCGTTGCGGGCGGCTTCCGAGGCATTGAAACGCTCATTCGCCTCGCGCATGGCGGTCAGGCTGTCCATGCTGGCCTGTTGCGCTGCATGTTGCTGGCGCATGGCTTCAAGGCGTTTCGTGCCGGGGTCGATCTGCGCAGCCTTCGCCAGTTCACCCACCAGCGCCGATGCCTGCGCCGTGACGCTGGCGATCACGCCCCCGAGGCGTCCAAGCTGCGACGTTACATTGCTGAACCGCGCCCGGTCCACGTCCGACAGGCTGGCGAAAGCCGCATCGGCTTCCTTCTGGATTTCGGCCAGCTTGGCGGCGAAGTCCTCGCCGGTAATCTCGCCCTCGCGAAACTGCCGGGCAAGTTCCATCATCTCTGCCGAGGCGTTGCGCAACTGGTCGGCGGCGGCATCATAGCCCCAGCTATCAAGCTGGCCGATAGCCCCGCGCATGGCGTTGCCCGCCGTGGCGGCTTCCTCGGCCAAGCGCTGATACGCCCCGTCAAGCTGGCGCAGGCTATCGGCTTGCGCGTCCACCGCGTCCCGGTTCTTGGCAAGTTCATTATAAAGCTCATTGCCGAGGATCGCGCGGCCCTCGGCCTCGTTGTCAAAGATGCCATCCAGCTTGTCGCGAAAATCGGTCAGTTCCACCGCAGCGTCGGCAATGGCGATCACCGCGCGCTTGCCGAAAGATTCGACACGCGCGGCCAGTTCGCCGAATCTGCGGTCGATCTCGGCGGTCTTGTCGATCATTTCCGAATCCAGCACCGCGCCCACGTCATGGGCGCGCTGAATGGTTTCGTTCAATGCCTTCTCGCCTTGACCGATCAGGATGCCAAGTTGTTCGCCACCGGCACCGCCAAAGATTTCTTCCAGCAGGAATGACCGCCCGGCTTGGTCGAAGTTTTTCAGCTTGCCGAGAATCTCGGTCATAAGGGCCGAGGGGTCTTTCAGCTTGGCTTTCAGTTCCTCGGCGGAATAACCTAACTTCTTGAATGCCTCGGCACCCGCACCCGTGCCATCAAGGAAGAACTCGCCCGCCCGCAGGTGCATTTCCTTGAAACCATCGGTCAGGGCGTCCACGCTGATCCGGTTCTGGTCGGCAAGGAACTTCCATTCCTGAAACACGGTCGTGGAAACGCCGGCGCGGCTGGCCTCGTTTTTCAGGTTCGCGGTTTCCTTGGTGATCCGCGAAACGCTGGTGGCAATTTGATCCAGCCCGCCCAGAGCAATGCCACCGGCCACGCCACCAAGGAAAGCCCCGCCGATGCCTTTCAGCGATGCCGGGATGCCATTGAAGGCTTTGCCGATCCTGCCGCCGATGCCCTCATATTCCGAGGCGATCTTATTGGCGTTCTGCCGGGCGATTTGCTCCATGCGTTTGGCGGATTGCTGTTGCTGGGCAATTGCCCGCTCCATGCTTTTCCGCCACCTGTTATTGTCTGCCTCTAGCTTCACCAGCAACCCGGTTTCATCAAGTGCCATGGTTCTATCCTTAATAGTTATGCGACCAGCAGGCCGAGAATATCATCGCGGCTATAAAGCCCGCCTTGCTCTTGGGCGATGCGCGCCCGGCTCACGGCCATGGCAGAGGCAACGGCAGCGTCAATGCGGCCATTCGATCTTTGCTTGTGCATCCGCACCAGCCCGGATTGCGGGTTCGTGGAAACGGCCACGTTGTCAAAATGGCTGCGCATCACCGGGTCACCGTCATGGCGGATCAGGTCGCCATTCACCGCCTTGACCAGTTCGCCAATGGCGCGGCTCATCTGCATCACCGATTGCGGGTGCTGGAACACCGGCAAACCATCATCGGCAAGGTTCTGCATCAGCTTGTTGGCAAGGTGCGGGTCCACCGCGATTTCCTGCACGTCATAGGTTGCGCAAAGCTCGCGGATATGGTCCTCCACCTGCTTCTCGTCGATAATGCCAGCCGGGCAAACGTCGATCAGGCCAGCATCGGCCCATTCCTGATAAGGCGCGCGATCCTTCTCGCCCTTGGCCTTCAGATCGGCGGCAGGCACGAAACAGCGGTTGCGCAAGGTGATCTGCCCATCATCATGCCGGAAGGCGATGGAAACGGATGACAGGTCGCCGGTCTGCGACAGGTCCACGCCGATATAGGCCGGAAGCTGTTCAAGGTCGGCCTCGTCGTCGTCCAGCTTGCGCTTGTCATATACCGCCAGATCAAAGAGCGGATCGCGGCTGTTCCCCTGCCATTTGTTCAGGTGGTATTGCTGGAACGCATAACCGGCAGCGGGCAGGTTCTGCGCCCGCCGTGCCTTGTTGCGCAGATCTTTCAGGTCTTGGAAACCATCGGCAAGGCCGGGATTGCAGCGGTGCCAGACCTTTTCGTCGGTCCAGTCGTCGCCTTCCTGCATCTCGAACATGATCGGCAGCAGGGACGGGTCCGAGATTTCCCCGGTCGCCACCGCGCGCGCATAAGCATATTGATCGGCTGCAAAGCCGGTGGCACCGCGCCCGGCGGTGGTCGCCGTGACCATCAGGCCATTGCGGCCTTTCGAGATACCGGATTCCAGCACCTCCCACATTTCCGCGCCCGCAGCTTCCTGCCAAGCGTGGATCTCATCCGCCAGGACGAAACTTGGCGTTGTGCCGTTCTGGCGTGAACCATCCGAGGAAACCACTTCCAGCTTGGACTCATAGCCGCGAATGAGACTTTCAATCTCACGCGCAGCATTACGCTGGTTGATAACCTTGGTTGCGCGCACCAGCCGCCGATCAAGGCTGACCATCTCGCGCGCTTCCTTGAAGGCGATGGATGCCTGCCGCTTGTCACCGGCTGCAAAGACAATCTCGCCGCCCGGCACCTTCTCGGGGCCGATCAGGTGCAGCAGCGCCAGCGCCGCCGATAGCGTGGTCTTGCGGTTGCCGCGCGGAATGTAGAAGAAAACCCGCGTGACGATGCGGTCGCCATCGGCATCGCGCGGCCCGTAGATCGCCCGGATAATGCGTTCCTGCCACGGGTAGAGGGTGAAGGCGCGGCCCGGTGCGGTGCTTTTGATATGGCGCAGAGATTTCAGAAAATCGACAGCACGTTGCCCCTGTCCGGTCGGATCGGGGATCGGGCTGTTATCATAGACCCATTCGGGGAAGCTGGATTTCCGCGCCATCAGATCGCCAAGGGGTTCGGGCCGGTGTCGTCGTCGGCATCACCGCCAGCGCCCATGCGGGCGCGGCTGGTCGGGGTCAGGCCATATTCGGCGGCAAGCTGGCGGGCGGTCTGCATGTAGCGGATTTGCAGGCCACCCAGCCGCAGATCGGGCAGGCCACCGGCCAGCGCCATCGCCTCACCGATCTGCCGGGCAGCACCAGCAGCGACACAATAGGATTCCACGCCCGCCAGGTCGGCCTTGGTGATCACGCCACGCGCGACCAGCAGCGGCAGGACGCGCCGCCATTCGGCCTTGGCATGGGCAGACAGATAGGCAGGTGCAGGCGGGGCTTTGGTCAGGGCTTCGGCATCACGGCCAAGGGCAGGCTTCACGCCGCGCAGGTGCTTGCTCATGCCGCGATCACCCGGATTTCCAAGCCCTTCCGACGCCCGATCTCGGCCAGCTCAACGATATTGTAAGCCTTGCCGTCCATCACCAGCCGGTCGGCGGTGGTGATCTGCACCAGCGGATAGCGGATCAGGAACAACGCCTTGCGGTTGTCCACCTCGCCGGGGCCGGTCAGAAATTCGCTGGTGGTGGCCTCTTTCAGTTCGGCCCGCGTGGTCAGGATCGGCAGCCAGCTTTCCCGCCCGATGCCATAATCGTCAACCAGCACATGCGCGCGCTCGATCTGAATGCGGTGCTGTAGTTTCCCGGCACGCATCAGCCGGCCCTCCACCGCAGGGTTGCCCGCAGGCCGATCACCGCATGGGCGAAGGAATAGGCCGGGTCGGGATCGGGCACCCATGCCATGACAGGCCGCTCCCATGCGTCGAAACCAAAGCCCTCGGCGCGGGGCGCATCCATCAGCGCCAGCATGGCCGCGCTGGTGATCTGGTGCGCAATGTCCGACTGCCCGGCATCAGTCCAGACGTGCAGCTTCATGGACACCTCGGCCACCACCTGCCCGCCCGACGCGCGCCCGAGAATATCCACCTGCGCAGGGGCCATGATGATAACCGGGGTCTCATCCGGTCGGGCGATCCCAGCCCGGATGCGCTCGGGCGTGATATGCTCGGCAATGGCCGGCGTTGCGACCAGCGCCAGCTTGACCGCCCTTTGCAGTTCCATGTCGGGCGTCATTGGCTGGCCTCGCGGAAGGCTTTGCGCATGGCGCGGTTGATGCGCTGTTCAAGGCGGCGGCGATTCAGACGCCACGCCGGATTAAAGAACGGCGCAGCGGGCATAGTGCCGGTGGTGGTGCCGTCCTTGTGCATCCGGGGCTTGGTGCCGCCCTCGACAAGATGCGCATGGCGGGCATCGGTATCGCCCGCCGTCACCAGCACCTCAAACGGGCCTGCCGTGCGCTGCCCGCCATCGGTGGAATGGGGCGGGGTCGTCTCGCCGGGTCCGGTGACGGTAATGCTCTCGATCAGATCGCCCGTGCGCCGGCTGGTTTCGGCAAGGGCGCGCGCATCATCCGCGACGACATGGCCGGCCTTCACCAGTTCGGCGCGCAGTTCTGCGGCAACGTGATCCTTGATCGCCGCCAGCTTCCGCGCCAGTTCCTCGGAACCAGTGACCAGCTTAGCCATCGGTGCTGGCCTCCACCTCGGGCACGTAGCCGACAACCTGCCGCTTGATACCGGACAGCAGATCGGTAACGCCGAAAGGAAGCTGATAAGCAGAGGCAAAGGTGACGGCCTCGCGGGCCTCATACTGATGCGCCACCAGCATCAGGGCGGCTTGCAGCATCAGCGGATTGTCAGCGTCGAAAGGCAGGCCGGTATAGGATGCAACCCACGCCTCGGCCACATTGCCGTAGTGGGTCAGGATTGCGTCGTCGGCGGTTTCATCCGGCAGGAAGTTCAGGTGCGCCCGGACAAGGGCGGAAGGCAGGGGCATTGGACACTCGCAACACTCATAACTAGAGGTTACGTTATCATATCACAATCATAACGAAAAGTTATATTCGGCCTGTCTTGCGCGCGCCTCCCCCCGCCGGTTCCCTCGGTATGGCGAAAGTTCAGACCTACCCCCGGCCCGTCTCATTCCAATTCGCGAAGTCGCCTATCGGTTCGCGCAGTTCCTCGGTTCTAATCTAAACCGGGTCAGGCAGCATTCTTCTTTGGCCTATACTTCGCATCAGATACAGCGTTGATTGCTTCGCCAATGGTCATGCCTTTATGGATGCGATTGTAAAGGTTTGATCTGCTAATACCTGTGCGGTCAGACCATTCCGTCAAGGTGAGCGATTCGCCATTATGGGTATAACGGGACAGCAGCCTGTTTACCCTCTTGGCGGTTATCAGTTCCTCGGGCGCAGATGCGTTAGCGATCTGTTCGCGCATCTGCTTAATGACAGCCTCCATATCCAAACCGGCAAGGCTGCAGACTATGGACAGGTCTTTGCTCGGGGTGGTCAGGTATTGGCGGGCTTCTTTGGTTTTATTGATGCGATTTTCTTTGTTTATGCCGCAACCAGCCGGAATGCCGTATAGGGCATCCTGAATGGCTTGATATAGAACCTCTTGCCATAGGGTCTTTTCAGGATTGTAAGCTGGTTCGCGCTCAAACATCGGCCTGACGTTCCTGCCTCTGCTTCACGCTGCTATGACAGCCGGTGCATAGCGCCTGCCAGTTGTTCCAGTTCCAGAATAGCGCCTTGTCGCCCCGATGCGGCTTGATGTGGTCAACTAGGGTCGCATCGGCACCGCACATGGCGCAGCAGGGATGAAGGCGCAGGAACTCGGCTCGTGCCTTCTCCCATTCCCTTGTATAGCCGCGCTGGCGGCTGTTCGGCCGGGTGCGGTCATATCGGCGCTTTCGTTCAAGCTGGCGGGCTTGCTGGCAGGCACAAAGAACGCCATGCGGCACGATGGCACCGCAACTGCACAACCTTGGCGGCTTAGGCACCGTGGCGGGCTTTCAGGGCGCGCAGCCCGTGGCGGTCAAAGTCAGGATCAAGGCCGGCCTCTATGTTCGCTTGGCGCTGGTCTTGGCTCATCTGGTGCTTGGGCTGGCGGTCGGTATTGCTGGCAGTTTCCATGGCTTCCAGCCGTTCGAGGCGGGCACATAGGATCGCCTCAATCTCTGCCGGTGAAGCCTGCCAGACCTCTGACGGGGACCATTCGAGAATGGTTGTGCCGAATTTGAAAAGCTCGGTCAGATACTCGCGCAGGGTGATCGGCTTGGCGGTGGTGCTGGTGGCGGGCGCTTCCTCGGGTTCGGGCAGCAGGTTCGCCAGCAGTTCAAGGCAAGCCGCCTGCGCATGGTCGAGGAAGGGCGCAAGCGGCTCTTGGGCCGCAGCCGTCAACAGGAAACCGGCTGCGGCCCGATCCGTGGCGGTGGCGAGCAACACCGCACGGATTCCGGTATAGGTCTGGCGCATGACGGAATCCCATGCGCCGGGGATGCCGCCCGGAAGGTTGTCCAAGGCGACAGCAGCCCGCAGGGACGCCCTTAGCGTTACGGCATGGTTGCCGTGGCGCAGGGTCGTTTCATATGCGGGCGCTAGGGCCATCAGGCGGCGGTGCGCAGCTTGATGAAGGCCGAGGGCATGGTGACGCGCGCACCCACGCGGCGGCGGGCGGTGATACGGAAAATATCCGTCTTTGCGCCCGTGATTCCGTCGCGGATCAGTTCCAGCCCCACGCGGTCGGCAATCGTGTAGCCGAAAGCGAAGTCACCGAACAGAACTGGGGTGCTATCCGGCGCGACCTCGGGCATGCCGCGCGACAGATAGACCGGACGGCCAAGCAGCGTGGCGGGCTGACCAGCTGCGATGCCATTCTGCCAGAGATAATCACCAGCGGTATTTGCCAGCTTCCGAACAGCGGCAACAGTTCGCGGGTTCATCAGCCATGCGCCGTTGCTTGAATGCTCTTGCGGCAGTTCATAAAACATGTCGATCAGGTCATTTGCCTGCACCATGGAGGCAGAGCCGTCCAGTTCCTCGATACCCGCCGATGCCGACATGACGCCTTCCGGGGCGGTGGTGCCGTCGCCGTTGACGAACCATTGCGATTCCTTCAGCGCAAATCGCTTGGCGATATGGCCGGTGACGAATGCGTCAAGGTTGACGTGCGAATCTTCCAGCAGCGAAAGCGTCATGGGAACGCTGACACCGGCAAGGAACGGTTCCAGCGTGATTTCCTCAAAGCTGGGTTCGTCGTCGGGCTTGGTGCCGGTCTCGGCCACGATCTGCGGCTCCACGCTATCCACCAGCCGGGGCACCTTCAGCGACGGGCCAGACATCTGAATGACGGTCGCAAGCTGGCGGATCGGCGACATCTCCACCACCTTTTCCAGAATGGTGGTGCTGGTCGAGTCCGGGGCCAGAATGCCGCCGGTCGAGGGGGCGCCGACGGCAAGGGCTTTCAGTTCCGAGGCGTCGCCCGTGCGGATGAAGTCCACGAAAGCCTTTTTCTCGGTATCGGCTTTGCCGGCGGCGATGGCCGGTGCGCCGGGGCGGTTCGCCTTGGCTTCCAGCTTGTCCAGCCGCGACAGCACGGCATTCAGCGCCTTGGTGTCGATCTGGGCGGCATCGTTGGCCGGGGTTTGCGCTTTGACCTCTTGGGCCTGTTCTTCGTTTTCCACATTAAACTCCGTGTTCGTGGATTGCGATTTTACGGCGCTAATCCGCGCCTCGGGGTGCTTCGGGTCCTTGCAGATAGAAATTTCGTTCAAAGGAACCTCAACAAAATGTCGGCCGCCATTGGCAAGGGGGCGATACATTGCATTGCTAAAGCTGATGGATAGACCTTTGATTGCTCCAGCCTTCAAATAGCGGTGCGCAGATTTGGCGCCGGTGATTCCCTCAAGGAATAGCCGGCCCTTAACTTCCAAACCTCTGGCGGTTTCGGTGATAGTATCCCAAACGCCGATAGCCTTGGATTTGTCATGTTCAAGACAAATGGGAAGGCTGGCCGGAACAATGAACGCGCCGGGTTCGATCATATCGCCAACGCTATCCGGGCCAGAAAAGGGCCACGCGATCCCAGAGATTTCACCAGCTTCCGAAACGGTAAGCTGCGCCTTGGTTTCGATCCGGTCGAGGGTTTCAAGATCAGCCATCGGCCTGCACCTCATCAGCACCCAGCCAGCGGGCGGCTAGGATGGCGGTGGCGAGGGGCAGCACCTCGGCAACCGGGCGATTGCGGGCGTAGGTGCCGACCAGCCGGTCGGCTTCCTCGGGGCTGGTGCCACCGCCGATCAGGCCAAGGCGGATAACCTCGGACAGATCGGCCAGCTTGAACGCTTGGCCCAAGAGGCGCTGATACAGGACGCCAATTCCGGTTTGGGTCTTGGCTTCCAGTTCCGCCACCATGTCGTCGGACAGGGTGAAAGGGCGTTCCTTGTCGCCAAAGAAAGCGGTTGCGGTGATCATGCGTTGGAATTTTCCTCTTGGGGTGCGGGCGTGGTGGTGCCGCCCGAGGTGGTGAAGGGATTGGCAAGCTCATCGCCGCCTTCCATGGGCGGCAGGTTCAGGCCGGCGCGGACCTCGTTCGGGGTCATGGCGCGCATGGCGACATATTGCGAATAGGCGGTGGCCTGCGCCGCAAAATCCACGGTCATCAGATCTTTGGTTTCGGCCTCGATATAGAGGGCGCGGCGATCATCCGGCGACAGCAGCACACGCGCATAAGCCGCCTGCCAGCGTTTCAGCCAAGGCCGCAGAGTCATGGTTAGAAACTGTTGCGCCATCTGTTCGACATTCGACCAAGTGGCGCGTTCATGTTCAAAGATCATGCTGGGCGGGATGCGGAAGGCGCGGGCAATCTCGCGGATTTGCTCAATCCGGTTCGTGTAGAACTCGGCATCCGTGTTGCTGGTGGCGAGCGGGTAGTATTGAAAACCCCGATCCAGAATCGCGGTGCGGCCAGCGTTTTCCCCGGTATTAACTTCGTTCCACCGCTTGATCATGTTTTCAAGTTCAGCGGTGGCATTGTTACCGCTTAGCTTTTCGGTGGTCGCCAGATAACCGCTCGGGCGCCCGGAACGGCTATACCAGTTCGCAAGGTGCTGTTCCGCTGCCAGCGCAAGGCCGATGGCTTCCTTGGCATGGGTGATCGGGGAAACGCCGTCCAAAGTGCTGATATGCAGCACCTCGGTATAGGGCAGCACGGTATCGCCGCCACCTTTCAAGCGGATGCGGTAAGAGGGCTCGCCGTAATCGTCGGTTTCGATGGATACCGCGCCGGGTTCGATCCGGTGCAGTTCGAGGGGCTGACCTATGCCGTTGCGCACCACCTGCGCAAAGCCGTGGCCGCAAAGCAGCGCATCGCGGGTCAGGTGTTCGCGCAGTTCCTCGGCGCTGGTCCATGGGTTCGCCTCGCCGTGGATCAGTTCATAGGCGGCATGATCCTTCTGCGCCTTGCGCGTGTCGCGGTCATGCAGCTTGAACGGCAGATTTCCGCAGGCTTCCGAGATAAGCCCGACAGCAGCAGCGACGGCAGGAACGCGCAGGGCGGTTTCGCTGGTGACGGTAACGCCAGACCGGACAGGCAGGCCACCGAATAGGCCGAACGCCTCGGGGCTGGTCAGGGTGAAGGCTTTTTGTTCGGTGACGCCTTGCCCGAACAACCGGGCAAGGCGCTTGGTGATACTGGGCAACGTGACACTCGCAAACTTGATACGTTATAACGTATCATAACTTTTGGTTATTGCAAGTGCGCCATTATCTCATTTCAAGTTATAGTCCGGCAATGCGTCGATCACGCGGGCCTTGGCGATCAAGGAAACGTCGCCATAGTCATCGGCTGCGGTGCGGCTGGCATGGCCTTGGATGCCGTCCACCACCCGGCTATCCGCCCCAAGGTCGCGGGCTTGCGTCTTGAAACGATGCCGCCACGCATGGGAAGGCTGGACGCCCGCCGGGACAAGGTGAAGCTCTTGCAACCATTGCGACACGCGCCCGGCCGTTGCCCGCGCGGATGCCAGATAGCGGGCAGAGCTTTTGCCCGCATGAAACAGCGGGCCGGGCTGGGCTGCCTCCACAAAGTCCATGAAGCCCAAGGCGATCACCTGCCGGTGCAGGGGCACATCGCGGTAAACACCCGTCTTGACGCTGCCGGCCTCGGGCGTGATGCGGATAATCCAACGGTCGCCTTCCTTCCGCACGTCCTCTTTCCGTAGCTGCGTCATTTCAGCGACGCGGGCACCCGTGAAGGCGCAGAGGATCGGCACCCATCGCTTGGCAGCGGTGATATGGGCGCTTTCACGATGGGCCGGGTTGTCTGCTTGTTTCGGCTGATAGCTGGTCGAGGCTTTCAGGACCGCGATAGCTTCTGCATCGGTATAGCCTGCCTCGCGGGTGCGCCGTTTCTTCGCGACCTCCTGCTTGACCGCCTCGGCCTCGTTAGTCGGCAGGCGGTCGTTCTCATGCGCCCATCGCAGCATGGCCCGGACACTGGCTAGATACTTGTCGGCAATGGTCTTGGTCGATTTCTTCTCGGCAATCAGCTTGTCGCGCCAGTCCAGCAGGTTCCGCTTGGTGATCCGCCGGGCGTCGGAATGCCCAAGGAACTTAATCAGGTGCAGGATAGCGGTTTCCCATGCCTTCGCGCCGTCCTTGTGCTTTCCAAGAGCCTGCCGGCTGGCGATGTAGTCCTTGAATAGCTTCTTGATCGGAACAGGCTCTAACGCCTCTAGCGCAGCCGCTGGTGGCGTTACAACCGGATCAACAGGCTTCCCGCCATAGTCGCCACGGTCGCGCTCTAGGGTGCGCTGTAGCGCCTCTATCTCGGCGCGCATGATCCGCTTTGCCAAGGTGGCGCGTTCCGCCGATCCCTCGGGCGCCGTCAGGCTATGGCGGTCAAGGTAATCGTCTATCTCATGCCCAACCAGATGCGTCCGATTCTCGGTCAGGTCGGCGCGTAGGGCGTCCAGCTTGGCCTGCCGGGCGCTCTGGTCGAATGCCTGGGCATCCTTCATCACCAGCAGGTCAAGCGAGGCGTCCAGCACCGCCAGCGGGTCAGCAAGCGCGATCTGACCTGCCTGCGCCCTCTGCATCAGCTTGTCTTGTTCTGCCTTGATAGCATCCACGCTCGGCAGGCGATCCCGTTTCGCTTCGTCCTCGGCCAGCATTGCCTGATACCGTTTCCAGACCGCGCTGCCATAATCTGCCGTGGTGACGGGTGTGCGCAGGTCGTCCAGCCGGTCGCCCGCCGCCTTTGCCTCTGCCGCCGCGATCTGGCGCTGTAGGGTCGCCACGGCGGTGGGTAGCGCCTTCATGGCAGCGCGGCGTTCACCGCCTAGTGGCGTGACCAGTTCCGATTTGCCGAGGATGGGGCGAAGATGCGCCGGGACCGAAACGCGGGCATAGAATCGCCCGCCCTTGATTTTCAAATTCTTCACCTGCCCAGCCATCCGCAGACCTCATTCTGGCACCAACACCGGCACCAAAAGAGGCACTAACCCCAGCAAAGCAAGGACTTTTTTAGATTTCAATCGGATAAGATGGTGCTGTGAGAGAGGATTGAACTCTCGACCTCTCCCTTACCAAGGGAGTGCTCTACCACTGAGCTACCACAGCATCGTGGGCGGGGCTTTAGACCGACTGCGCCGGGCGCGCAAGGGGGAAGAGTCGGAAAAAATGCATTTCGCCATTCCCCGCCGATCCCGACCAAGCCCGCGCCGGGCGTGGTGATACCGCTGGTGGACCCGGAGGCGCGGCGATGAGCCGATGGAGCCGCCGCATCCCTGGCCCGCAAGTTTCCATCGAGGTTGATCTTCGCCAGGTTAAGATGGCGATGGACGAGTTGAAAAGCACGCAAAGCGAAATCGGCAAGGCGACCTCTCGGGCCCTGCGCCGCACCGCCACAAGCTTGCGCGTCATGGCTTCCAAGTCCATGAACTCGGAATTGAAGGTGCACAAAGCCATGGATCTGCGCAGACGCCTGGAGACCATGAAACTTCGCACTCGGGGGCTGGACGGCTCGCAGGTCATCGGTATGTGGTTCGGCCTGAACGACATGCCAGTGTCAAAGCTGAAGGGGAAAGTGAAAAGAACGCCCGGCGGCGCGAGCTTTCGCGGCACCGAGTTCCCCGGCGCTTTCGTGGCAAAGGTCGGCAAGAAAGCCCGGCCAAGCATCTATAAGCGCTCCGGTCGCGGGCGCTTTCCACTGATCGAACAGACGATGCCGATCAAGGACATCGCGGACCCGATCATCGAGGATGAGGTGTTTCCCGAGGCAACGCGGATCTTTCTCAAGAACCTCATGCACGAGTTGAAGTATCGCGCGCGCTTGCGTGCTGAAGGCATAGGTGGCTGACAGAAAAGGGCGGGGTGCGCCTGGTTTCTCTTCTTCAGCCGAAGCATCCGGGCAAGTCGGCGAGTGCCCCATAACCCCGACATGGTGCGGCCGTAGCCTTGGCGGCGTGGCGCCAGAGCCCCGGTGCAGCACATGCTGGCCGGGGCTTTCTCATTGCGCCAGCGGCGCGCCATGGCACTCCCGCCGTTGGCGGAAGTGCGCGCCGGGTTGTTCAACCTGCATTGCAGGATCGAGGCCCCGGCCTTCCCAGGCGCCGGGCGGTCCGTCAGAGGTGACCCACCAATGGTGGAATACCATGCGCGCCGGGCAGCGGGCCGGTTGCCAGCAAATTTGCTGGCTACCTCGCCAAGCTGTTCCAGAATCACGCGAACGTCCCGGAGAACGTCGGCCTTGTAGATGCGTCCAAAACTGGACGCATTGAGCGATACCCCCACTGGGGGACGTCGGGCCATCGATGGTGGATGGAGGACGGTTCATCCCCCAATGGGGGCCGGATCGAGGCGCATCCTCAAATTGAGGGCATCAGACCCCGGCCAGTTTGCGCAGCGCCTCGTCGATGCGGCTTTGCCAGCCCGGGCCGCCGGCCTTGAAATAGGCGATCACCTCGGGGCTTAGCCGGATGGTGGTGCTGACCTTGGGGCTCTCCAGCTTCGGCCGGCCGCGCTGGACCGTGGCCTTGGCGGCGCGCTTTTCCCAATAGGGCGTCGCCAGGTCGGGCGCGTCGTCGTCAAAATCGGGGGGCATAGGCTTTCTGTTCGCGGTCATTGGCCTTCCTCATGCTGATGACGTGGGCGGTTTCGCCGCGCGGCGTCCAGATCATCACCACCATGCGGCTGCGCAGGAAGCCGATGCTGATGAGGCGGGTTTCGCCATAGTCGAAGCGATCATCCTCGAACGTCAGGGTCGCGCCAGCCAGAACCTCGGCGCCGTCCGCTTCAAGATCGATCCCCCGTTCGGCAAGGGTCTTGGCGCGCTTCGCCGGGTCGCTGGTGCATTTCATGTAGTAACAGTAATCATGAGGGGTGCGGGCGTCAATATCTGTAGTAACAGAAATTGAGGGTCAGGGCTTCAGCCGCAGCACCACGGCTTTGCCAGAGAGGCGCGGCGAGGTGCCGTCAGGATCGATCACGGCTTCGAACTGGGAGGGATCGGGACCTGCGGCCAGGAAATCATTCAACTCGGCCAGGCGTTCTTGCATCTGGTCATCGGTCTCGCTGTGTTCAATCTGCGCCAGCCATTCGGCAATTGTGTGTTCTATTGGCAGCGGGGCCTTCATAGTGAAAACCAGCCCATCGGGGTAACGATAAGATAGGGTCACATCGCGCGCGTCGCGAATCGCTCCAAGCGCATCCGCGTCAAGATTGTTCATGTCTGCATAGTGTGAAAGACAGTCCCGCCATCGCACCGAGGCGTTGCGCCGCAACGCCCGCAGAACGTTTTCCATCGCGATCTGAACAGCGCCCACCTTCGGGGCGGGCGCTGGGAACTCCCGGAGAAGAACCTTCACGATCTCTGCATTGATCGAAGATTTTTCACCCTCTGCCCTGCTTTTAATCCGCTCACGGAGCCCATCAGGCAACCGGAGCATATACTGGTCTTTCCACGCTCGGGAGGTATCTTCAGCCATGACCTACCCATTGGGTATTTTCCAGCTTGACGCAATTCCTATCCAGTGGATATGTATGAGACATACCCATTGGATAGGTGTGAAATGACGAACCGAACCTTCAAGACATCCTTCATGTTGCGGTTGCCGGATGGTTGGCGCGACCAACTCAAGAAGGAAGCGCAGAAGAACGGCCGCAGCATGAACGCCGAGATCGTGCAGCGTCTGCGCCCGACCCTCGAGGCCGCCGATGCCCGGCGCCCGCAATCCTGAAATGAAAGCGGCCGGACAGCGTTGCACCGCTGACACCGGCCTTGATGCCCCAGAGAAAGGACATTTCCCCATGAATATCCCCGAAAAACCTCGCCAGGCAACCTGCCGGTTTCGCCAGCGCCCCGCCGCCGGCCCGGTCAGCCCAAGCGCAAGGCCACCGAAAAGCGCGTCAGTCGCGCCGCCAGCCTGATCCAGGATCACATTGCGGTGCTGACCGCCCAGCGCATCACGCTGGCCATCCTCGGCCTAGAGATCGCGCTGGGCGAGTTGCGCCAGATCGGGGGTGCGCAATGAACCGCCGCGATCTGATCGCCCTGCCGGCGGTTGCCGCCTTGGCGCCGGCGCCCACGTTGGGCGCTGATGCTCCCGCCGTCTCGCTGCTGGCCCTCTGGCAGCAGGCCAAGGCCCTGAATGACCGCCTCGAGGCGACCGAACGAGCAGAGGATCCGACCGCATGGGATGCCGGCATGACGCGGCTGATCCAGCTTCAGGACCGCATTGCGGCCGCCCCGGCCTGCTCGCCCGAGGCCTGGGCGATCAAGATCTTGAGCGCCGACGATGGCGGTGCCATCGAGAACGCCAGCGATCTGGGCCGCGCCCTGGTGGATCAGGCCCGCGCCCTGATCGGGGGCGCGCAATGAACCGCCGCCCCGTCTCTACCGCCGGCGTTGCACTATCAGTTTCCGCCCGTCAGCAGATCGACGCCATCATGGATATCGCGCGGAACCAGATCGAAGCCGTGTTGCAACGAGAGGTTTCGCGCCTGGTCCTGCGGGCGCAAGAGGATGCAAGTCGGGAAGCCGAGCGCCGCCGCGAGAATGCCGAACAGGTTTTGGCCGCACGCGGAGCGCGGGCCCTTGACCAGCGAAGCGCTGGGCCGCAACCGATCTACGTCCGCCCCGTCAAGGCGCAGGAAATTTTCGGCGTGCATCGGGCGACGCTCTACCGCTGGGCTGATGCCGGGCACATCAACATCCACAAGCGCGGCGCGGCGACCTTTGTCCGGGTGGACGAGGTGCGAGCCTTCATCGAAGGGAATCAGTC